ATCGGTTGGGAATCAGACACAAATAAATTTAAAATTGGTGATGGTACAAATAACTGGTCAAGCCTAGATTACTTTGCAGATATTAACTCTACAGTTAACCCTGCTTTTGGTACAAGCATTGTTTTTGAAGGTTCTACCGCTGATTCTTATGAGACTACACTTCAAGTAACAGACCCAACTGCTGACAGAACCATTACTCTTCCAAACGTAACGGGTACAGTTATTACAACTGGCAATCTTTCAGACATTACAGACATCGGTGTATTTTCTTCAACAATTACAATGGAAGGTTCTTCAGCGGATGACTTTGAACTTACCCTTTCAGCAGGAAACCCAACCGCTGATCGCACAATCACATTCCCAGATGCAACTGGAACCGTAGCCCTAACATCTGACATCGCAGCAGGTGTAGTAACAGAAACTGGAACACAGACCCTTACAAATAAAACACTTACAGGCCCAGTAGTTTCAGGACTTACACTTTCAGATTCAGGTATTGTGATTGAAGGGTCATCAGCAGATGCCCATGAAACTACTCTAACAGTTACAAACCCAACAGCAGACCGCACAATAACTTTTCCAGATGAAACAGGTACAGTTCAACTTAGAGTTACTGATGTTTCAGATACTGAAATTGGATACCTTAACGGTGTAACTTCAGCAATACAAACTCAAATTGATCTTAAGGCTCCTCTTGCAGCACCAGCACTAACTGGAGATGCAACAGCAGTTAACTTGACAATTTCTGGTAACTTAACAGTTAACGGAACTACAACAAATATTAACTCAACAAATCTTGTAGTAGAAGACAAGAACATCATTCTTGCAGATGTAGAAACCCCAACAGACGTAACTGCAGATGGTGGCGGTATAACATTAAAAGGAACCACAGATAAAACCTTTAACTGGGTAGATGCTACAGACTCATGGACTTCTTCAGAACATATTAATCTTGCTTCTGGTAAGTCATACTCTATGAATGGTACCGAACTCAAGGATGTATCTGAAATACTTTCAAATAAAACATTAGCAAGTGCATTAGCAACAACAGCATTTACTCTTAACGCTACAGCAGAACTTAGACTTGCAGACACAGACTCAACCCACTATGTTGGTTTTAAGGCTCCGTCAACTGTTTCTTCAAATAAGATTTGGACACTTCCAGCAGCAGATGGTTCAGCAGGACAGGTGTTAACGACAGATGGTTCTGGAACATTCTCTTTCTCAACTCCAGCAGCAGGAGCAGCATTTAGCGAATTAATGTTGATTGGTGCATAGTACTTTATAAAACACAAAGCACTAACTCTAAACTAGAGATTAACACGCCTTAAACAAGCGTGTTTTTCTTTTTAAACTATGATATACTTAGGAACTACTTTGGATTTTACAAAGTACTTATAATATTTTAATAGAAAGTTGGAAAAATAAATGTCAGAAGTCTTTTCTTTTCGTTTAACAGATGAATTCATAAACAAATATGTTGGAGTATCAGCACCTTTTGGTTTTACAGATGCAGGCTCTAATTCGTTAGGTGAAATCACTTTTATACGAACCTATTCTCGCATGAAAGAAGACGGTACAAAGGAAAGATGGCATGAGGTTTGCAAGCGGGTAATTGAAGGAATGTACTCAGTACAAAAGAATCACGCTAAAGACAACAGACTACCCTGGAATGACAATAAGGCTCAGAAATCTGCTCAAGAAGCCTATGACAGAATGTTTAATTTAAAGTGGACTCCGCCAGGCCGTGGTCTTTGGGCATTTGGAACCCCCATGACTATGGAAAAGCGCAACTCTGCTTCCCTTCAAAATTGTGCTATGGTATCTACTCGTGATATTGATCGTAATGATCCAGGAGCCTTGTTTGCATGGGTAATGGATGCCTTAATGCTAGGTATAGGTGTAGGGTTTGACACTATTGGTCAAGAAAAAGAAATGCCTATCTATGCCCCTACCGAACCAGAAAATGTATGGGAAATTCCAGATACTCGTGAAGGTTGGGTAGACTCTGTAAGAATGCTTTTAAATTCATATCTACGTCCTAATCAGGCTATACAAAAATTTAACTATGATCTTATCCGTCCTCTAGGTGCCCCCATAAAAGGCTTTGGAGGGGTTGCTAGCGGTCCAGCACCACTTATTGCACTACATAACAAGATAGACGCAGTAATTGGCGGTAGAGCAGGAGAAAAACTTGACTCTAGGGCAATAGTAGATATTGTTAACCTTATTGGTACATGCGTTGTTTCTGGAAATGTTCGTCGTTCTGCTACCTTGGCTTTAGGACTAGCGGGAGATCAAGATTTTATTAATCTAAAAAATGCAGAGGTTTTTCCAGAAAGAAACTCTTTTGATTCAAAAAATCCAGGATGGGCATGGATGTCTAATAACTCTATTGCTGCAGAAGTTGGAACAAAGTATGAAGACTATGTAGATTTAATTGCAGACAATGGTGAGCCAGGATTTATTTGGCTAGATGTTGCTAGAGATTATGGAAGACTGGCGGATGCTCCAGATTATAAGGATTCTCGTGTTATGGGATTTAACCCATGCGCTGAACAACCACTAGAGTCTTACGAGTTATGTACTCTTGTAGAGGTTCACTTAAACCGTCATGAAGATAAAGAAGATTTTCTTCGTACATTAAAATTTGCATATCTATATGGCAAGACAGTTACATTAATGCCAACACACTGGCAAACCACAAATGGAATTATGCAACGTAATCGTCGTATCGGAACATCTTTAACTGGTATTGCATCATTTGCAGATACAAAGGGTATGCCAACAGTTCGTAATTGGATGGATGAAGGATATAAAAAAATTCGTTCATATGATCACTCATATTCAGAATGGTTATGTGTACGTGAGTCAATTCGTGTAACTACCGTGAAACCTTCTGGCTCTGTATCGTTACTTTCTGGTGCAACTCCTGGAGTTCATTGGGGTCCTGGCGGAGCATTCTATCTTCGTGCTATTAGGTTTGGTAATACAGATCCAATGCTTCATTTATTTAAAGCAGCAGGGTATAAAATTGAAGACGACGTAGTATCAGCAAACACTTCAGTAGTATATTTCCCAGTAGCATCTGGACATCCAAGATCTGAAAAAGATGTAAGTCTTTTTGAAAAAATTGGTTTGGCTGCTACCGCTCAAAAATATTGGTCTGACAATGGCGTATCCGTAACTCTTTCATTTGACAAAGAGTCAGAGTCTAAACATATTGCTCCAGCGCTTCACATGTACGAGGGGCAACTCAAAGCAGTTTCATTCTTACCAATGGGCAACCAAACATATCCACAACAGCCATACACCCAAATAACAAAAGAAGAATATAACTCATATGTTGGAACAATTGGCAAGATTGACTGGTCTGCTATTTATGATGGAGTAGAAAATCTTGAAGCACAAGGAGAGGCATACTGCTCAACAGATGCATGTGAGATTAAATTATATTAGTTTCCATCCTGCTATAATAAGGGGATAGGAGAAATATGTCTACCCCATCAAATTTGTATGCAGAAAAAATATATTCTGAGCACCCATTAGTTTTGTGGGCCTTAGACGATACTCTTGACTATAAAAGTTTAATTTCTGAAGCACAACGAGATATTTCCGATTCTTGGACTGTATCAAATGCAACAGCAACACTGGAATCGCAACCTCTTAAAGAACCATTTTCAAACAGTGCTTTAACATTAATTGAAGTTGATGTTCCACTTGCTGAAACTCTTGAAGCATCAATAATTAGCCCCAATATATTAAATTTTAATACGCTTGAAGATCTTGAAACTTTTACAATAGGTTCATATTTTTATTCAAACAGTGTTTACTTACAGAGTGTTTCTATTGGCTATGAATATACAGATCCAAGTACATCTCAAATAGTTCAAGAACTAAAAACTTTTACAAGCACACTTTATAAAAAATGGGGTTTTATTTCAGAAACTTTTACAATTCCAAATGTTTCTGCACAATTAAGAATTGTTTTTAAAGTAAAAATATTTGAAGGCTCTGGACTTACATCAGAGAATCAATTTTATTTTAATGGCATTACTTTAGGCCAATGGAATGAAGAATTTAATACGTATTCTTTAAATGGGATAACAGAGACTATAGTTCCATCAACGGTAAGTATATATGGTGGCTTAGATGCAGTAGAAGCACAAGCATACGGTATTGCAGAAGATTCTGGATATTATATTACAGAGGGTGGACTAAAATGTAAAAATGCAGGAATTCCGTTAGTATATGGGGCAAGTGGAGCAACAAGATTAGAGCCTTATGCGGATGCGTCTTTAATAATTCCAGGTAAAGGATTTTTAAATAAATGTGGACAATATAATGATTATACGATTGAGTTTTGGACAAGAATAGCAGCAAATACACTAACGCCATTTAAAATTTTTGGACCAATTGCGTCCAATGATGGATTATATGCTGAAGATGGATTTTTGACACTAGTTATTGGAAATGAATTTGCCTCTCATTTTGTTGGCGAATGGTTTAGGCCAATGTTGATTCATATTCGCTTAATTAGAAATTCAGCATCTTTATTAATAAACGGTGAAGAAGTTTTATCTTTATCTTTTGATACATCCACACTTTTATTGCCAGAAGAACTTGACAATAATGGTGACAGTCAAGATTGGCTTGGATTTTATGCAAGTACTGATGTATATCCTTTTGAGATTGATTGTGTTGCAATTTATTCATATCAGGTTCCAGTTACAGTAGCAAAGCGCAGATGGGTATACGGACAAGGCGTTGTGTCTCCAGAAGGAATTAACTCAGCATATGGCGGAACAACTGCATTCGTAGATTATCCATTTGCAAACTATACAGCCAACTATAATTACCCAGACTTTGCAAATTGGAATCAAGGAAATTTTGATAACCTGACAACAACCTCTACAAGTTTAAGAACTCCTGAATACTCTTTACCTGAAATATTTTTAGATAATAAAACACTACAAGATCTTTATGATGATAATCAAGAAATTCAAGATAATGAGTCTGGACCATTTATTGAAAATAAATTTTTATCTTTTAGACCAAACAATACTTGGAATTCTGAAAATTCATATATTAATTTTAATAGATTTAATATTTTAACAAGCCAGGTTGATAGTTTTTACGGAGTTTTTAGTTCTCATAATTTGGCCTCAGAAGAGTTATTGTTTAAAATATATAACCCCGTAACTGGCAATTATTTTTCTATTATAAAAGATTCTGATGAGATAAAATATTCTTTAACTTATAATGGAACTACTGACTTATTATTTACATCAGATCCAATAACAGCAAATACTATTTTTGCTGTAGGCTTTAATTTAATTGAACTATCCAATAATTTTGGTGGAAGTGTAAGTGCTTTTTTCGGAAATCAAAACTCATTAAAAATGTATGCTGCTGGAGATAATTCTGGAGAGTATCAATTTACTGGAAGGATATATTCTATTGGTTTTTGCAGTGTGGCTAATTCTTCTAAAATATTAGACAACTTTAACGAAAACGGAATTATTATATTGGATCATGGATCACCATTAATATCCCATACAGCAAGTTATACTTTGTTGCCTTCAGAAGCATATCAAAAGTATTTTCTGGATATAGGTGTTGCTGGGTATTGGCAAGACTACCTACCACTTTCTTATTTTGGACAGTTTGTTAAAAATAAAGATGGTGAAGAGTATTATGATTTAGATTTTTTACAATTTAATTTAGGATATCCAACTACCACAACTTTAGTAGAAGAATCTGGAAATGCTGGATATTACTATGATACAACTGGAGCACAGATAAAAAGTTATATTACTTTTCAATATGTTTCCGAAGGAGCAAATATTTCGTTACCTTTTGCAAATGAGCAAACTTTAAATCAGCATAAGATTGTTGATATGAATGATTATGAAGATTGGGCAACCACAAGATTTGAAGTATTAAACAATACATTAATTTATCCCATTAAAACAAAAGACTTCAATAGTCTAGCAATTGTATATAGCCTTGAATTTAATAGTCGTGGTATTTTAACAAAGCCAGTATTATTAAATAAATTACAACTGGCATCTCAGGTGTTTAACAATAACTCGTCTAACCCTATTGGAACAAGGTTCGGTGTAGATCTGTTTCCGTATAAGAAAAATGGAATATATTTTGATTACAAATCAAAAAATCCTTTTAGTATCTATAAAGAAAGTTCCCCATATCTTTATTTAACCAAAACATCTGGATTAGAAGTGCGTGGAGAATTTAATATTTTAGAAAATCGTGGACTCTCTCTTCCAATTAACAAAGAACTTGCAACATCTTATAAGGTAAGCGCTATGCAACTTTGGTTAAGATATGATCAAGATACTTTTCCAGAAACAGCAACAGAAATATTTGAAATTAATCATAAAGATGGCACGTTAAGGTTTTATCTTCAGGCTAATAGTTCTAGTATGAATAGGGCAAAAATATTTGTTTTAAATGAAAATGGAGTTGAGTATAACGGAGTTGCTTTTTATTTAAATGGAAACCTTGTTAGGGAGCCAGTGGTATCTCTTAAAGAATGGTCGTCTATTGGTATTTCATTTTTAACATCTTTAGTTTATAACTCATATTTAGGAAGTATAAATCTTACGGGTCTAGCATTATTTAACAATATCGCATATTATCAGGCAAACAGTTTACAAGAGGTTGAAAGTAGAACATTTAGGCCATGGTATAAAGTCTTAACAGACGGGATTACTACTTTTGACTGGCAATTTTGGAATAATAACTTTACTTGGGACGGCATGTTGGTTATAGGATCGTCAGAATTTTATGGTATTAACCCACTAGATATTTATAAAACATACATAGGAACAAATAAAATTATAGTTGATGATGGAGAAGGCCTAGTCTATCAGCCTGAAAAATTAAAAATATACGCAGAAGTAGAATGGTTAAGTACTGTCGCTACACCAGTATAATCTGCTATACTTGTGGTTATGGAATCACTAATTAACCCAAAAACTGGTAAGCCGTATGTACAAAATGTTCGTCGTAAGGTAATAGATAAGCACTATGACTGGGGACTTTACGTATACAAGAAGTCTGATGGAAAGTGGTTTACGGACGACAGCGGGTCAATTTTAAACATACCCTCAGATCGTGGGGATTTGTCCAAGATTGCAGAATTACGAAAGGCTGCCATGCACTATGGAGATGATGGCGAAGGTAAAGCAGTATTTGTGCCTGGACTTACAAGAATTAGTGAAGAAGAGTATTCCGAACAAAAAGAAAGAATGAAGGAAGGCTTAATCCCATCAATGAATGACTTAGGTGCTTGGCATGCAGCACAGCAGACATTAGATAAATATGGAAAGGATGCTGTAAATGAGTGATGAACAAGAATATATTCGTGTAGGCCTTAATACACAAAACAAAGAAGAAAATCCATTTAAGCATCAAGATCCATTCAATAAAAGTTGGGATGATCTAAAAGATTACTCTGGACTAGATCAAAACTTTCGTCGCAGAACAACTCGTAATTTATCAAAATATATTAGCCCAGAAACCAACCAGGCATATTTAAATGCAGCAAATGTTACACCTTCAGGAGTAGATGCAAGTTCAAAGCAAATCAATCCTGGCACGGTATATAGAAATGGCTACGGACTATTTGACGTAATTACCCCTCCATATAACATGTATGAATTAGCCAACTTTTATGACACATCATTTGCCAACCATGCTGCTATTGATGCTAAAGTAGAAAACGTTGTTGGTCTTGGATATCGTTTTGATATTTCAGACAGAACCATGTTAAGGTTTGAAATGAACGAAGATCAAGCAGCGGTAGATCGTGCTCGTAACCGTATTGAAAGAGCAAAGATACAGTTGCGTGATTGGCTAGAAAGTTTAAATGATGATGATAGTTTTACAAAAACTATGGAAAAGGTTTATACAGATCTTCAAGCAACTGGTAATGGATTTATTGAAGTAGGCAGAAC